GGCGGCTGCCTGGTAACGATCGTAAATCCGCGGGTAAAAGCCGTTCTTGGCGTAGCCGATGTCGAGCCCGGCGTCGCGGGCGTGGGACCAGACCACATCAAGCAGCTGCCGCACCTGACCGGTCAGCTTTTGGATGTTGGCCGGGATCGGGGTCCCGTCCGGCATCTTGGTGTCGCCGGTGACCAAGCCGTGCCGCAGCATCAGCCCTTGCTCGGTGGTCATCGCCTCGTTGCTGCCCACCCGGGACTGCACGATCGACGACAGCGCCATCTTGAAACCGGCGTCTTCCAGCATGTTGCCGAACTGCCGGGTCCAGTCGCGGCTGGTGACGCGCACCTTCTCCTCGAAGTTCTCCGGGGTATAGCGCCCGGAACCCGGCGCGGTGGCGAGGCTGTCGAGGATCGGCTGCAGGATCGTCTTTGCCTCGGCCGGGGCTCGCGCGATGATCACCTTCATCATCGAGCCGTAGGAGTAAAGCGCTGCCCGGCCGAAATCCTTGGTCCTGTCGGCCCAGCGTTGTCCCGGCAAGGGCGGCGGCCGGTTGGGGTCGGTCAGCCGCAGCGCGTCACGCAGCCGCCCGGTAAAGTTGTTGTAGGAGTTGAACTCGCGGGTGACGAGCCCGGGCAGCCCGGTCATCCCGGCGCTGGCTGCCGCGGGCGCGGTGATCGGCCAGTAGTGCCGATCGGAGATGCTGTAGTTGGAGACCGTAATCGGCGGCTTGCCTTTGTCGAGGATGCTCTCGGCTTGCATCGCTTTGAACAAATCGTCGAACGCCGCGAAGATCGCGGTGCGCTCGTCCTGCTTGGGGTAGGCCATCCGCAGCTGGCGATCGACCATATTGTTGTAGGCTTCGTCCGGCATGACGACGCCGCGCGGGTCGATCCCGCTGGCCCGCGCCTTATCGGCCATATAAGCCTCGCCCGCCCGCGCCAGCATCTCCATAACGCTGGGGAAATAGGGGTTACCCGGTCTAATAGCGGCGGCTTGCTGGCGGAAGTCGGAGGCGTGGATGCGAAGTTTCGAGCCGCCGGCTTCGAGCTTTTCCAGCTGGTCCTGGGCGGCGAGGGCTTTCTTGGTTGGGTTGCCGGCCTTGTCGACTTTGGCGGCGTCCACGCTCAGCGCGAGGTGCCGGGCTGCGAGGGCCGCGTCCTGGTAGAACATGGTGTTTATCAGCTTGGCCATCGCGGCCTGGACGTTGTCGGTGACATCGAGCCCGCTGGCCCGGGCGTACTGGGTCAGTAGTCGGTTCATGTCGCGCGGGTTGTTGGTGAACCGCTCGGCCAGGAGGTGGTCGATCGCGTGCATCCACTCGTGCCCGAAGCTGTTGGCCCCGGCCACGACGTGGATCGTGCCGTCAGAAACATAGCTGCCGAAGTAGCCGGGCTTGCCGGTTGGGTCGATGACCAGGCGAAGGTTGCCGTGATCGGACGCCGCCTCGGCTGGCAACCCCAGGACCGCCATCAGATCGTGAGTGGCCCGGGTCATGTCCAGCATCGCATCGCGCGCGATCTTTAGGTCAACCCGGCTGGGTGCTTCGCCGCGGGGACCGATCACGGTGACGCTCTTGAACCCGAACTTCTTCTCCATGTGCGAGGTCAGGATCGGGACCTGCTTCTCGATCGGCAGAGAGGTGGCGGTGTCCGGGTTGTGCCCGGCCTCGGCGAGAACCGATCGGTAGACGCTGGTCCCGTCGTTGAACTTGTAGTCGAGGAAATCCGGCTCGCGGCCGACCTTGGGCGGCCCCGAGAAGGGCTGTTTCACCCCACCGCGGCGGTCCTCGGCCAGGGCCTGGTCAGCCAAGGGCTCGGCCGCCCGGGCCTTTTTCAGGGTCGCCTCGCGCCGGGCGATCTGCTGATTGATGGTGTTCAGCTTGCGCTCTTCAGCCGGGGTCCTGACCTTGTTGGTCAGCGCGTCGCGGGTGGCCTGGAGCTTGGTGAGTGTGGCGTCGGCTTTCACAGGCGCCGGAGTTTCGGCGCGGGGACCAGTGGTCCCGGCCTCTTCCCGCGGTCCCGGGGCACGGCCAGCCTCCGGCAGGACCACAGCCTGGTCTTCGAGCGGGGCTGGAGCTTCCTGCCTGGCCCGATACGCTGCGTTGTCGCGCTCCTCGGCCAGCTTCTGCGCCCGCGCAACCTGGCGGTACTCCTGGTTCCAGGCTCGCAGGGCTTCCCGGGCGGCAGCGACCTGCTCGGGCGGAGCGGTCTCCGGGTTGCGCCACAGCTTGTCGATCGGCCGGGGCTTGTTGTCCCGCAGCTCGGCCAGCCGGCGGACATACTCTGTGGCCGGGATGTCGGGGTTGAGCGTGCGGTAATCTTCCGGCGCACGGGCTGCCGGCAGCTCCTCCGCGTAGGGTGTGAGGCTGCGCCGTTGCGCGTCCGCGGTGGCTGCCTCCGGCGAGGCGCCTTTGCCGACCACCTCGCCGGCCGGGTTTTTGGCGACGTGCTGGCCAGGGACCGTGTGATCGGGCTCGGTAGTGAGGCGGGTCTCGGCTGGCCTGGTTGCGGGCGCCTCGGCCGCGGGACGTACCCCGGTGACCGTTAGCTGTCGCGCTTGGCCTACCCCTCGGTTGTAGCTCTCGGCGTTTCGCTGTTCGGTTTCAAGAACCTCTTGCTGGGTCTTGCCGGTAACCGTGGCCTCGTGATCCTGGCGGCCCTGGCGCCGGGTCACGATGAACTCGCGATCAGGCAGCTGTTCGTAGGCCCGCCGGACCTCGGCGAAAGCCCGCTCGGCTGCGCCGGCTGCGTCTGACGCGGCACGCTCCTCGGGACTGCCGCGGGTGCTCGCGGCGACTGCGTCCTCGGCAGCGATTGACGCCTGCCCACGACGCGTGACTTCAGCGTGCAGTTCTTCCGGCGTGAGCCGGCTGATGTCTACCGGCGCGGCCTGCTCGGTGGGGGCTTCCGCGGCCGCCCTGGCCGGCGGCTCGGGCGGTACGGCGGCGGCAGCTGGTTGTTCTCCGGGTCGTGCTCCTTGAGTATCCGACGGGCGCTCGCCAAGATCAGTTCCCAGCCGAGGACCCCCCGGTACTTCTCCGGGTCTTGGTTCCACTCCTGGAGCACCTGTCTCGCCCACAGGAGCTGGCTCTCCGGGTCTTCCGGAGGCGGCACCAGGTCGGTCAACGGGTTCACCTATAACCGGTTCAGGAGGACGCGATGGCTCGACAACGGCCCCCGGCGGACCTGCCTCTGCTTCTGATGCGACTGATCTGGCAGGTAGAGGCTCTTCTGCGGGAAGGCGAGGTGCCGACACAACAGCAGGCGCAGACGGCGGCGGACCTTCGCGTGTTGCTGGGGCTTCTGCAGCAAGCGGCGCCGGAGCGGCTGCCGCAGGAACAGGTTCAGAAGGCCGAACACCTTCTGGCCCGGTTGGAGTTACGTCAATCCGTGTCGGTGCTGGCCCGAACTCGGCAGTAGCCACCGGCTGTTCCGGCCGCGGCGGTTCCGGGACCGGATACACCTCGCTGGGACGCTCGGTGCGGTAGACCTCGCCGGTTGACGCCGCCGCGGTCGAGGCGGCGTCAACCGGCGAGGTCGCCGGGACCGGTGGCGGCGGGGCCGCCGGGCGGGTCGCCTCGATCGCCCGGGTGCCGAGATGGTGCCCCAGACCAAAACCAAGACCGCTGACGACATCATGGCTGAACCCGGTGGCGAGCTCACCGGCGCTCGGCAGCGGCTCCCCCATCACCGCCGGCACCCCGACCCGGGTAGCTACCCCCGCCGCCGGCATGCCGACAAACGACTGGTAGAGCAACCGCCCGACCAGACCCTTGAAGGGTGTCAGCGCAAACAGCGGCGCCGTCGCTGCGGTGATCGAGCCGGTGTTTACCGCCTTGTCGACCGCGTAGTTCACCGCCTCGTCGTGGGGCATGCCTTGCTGGCGCGCGGCCTGGTAGGATGGTCCCAGCGCCTCGACCGCAGCCGGCAGGCCCATGCCGAGACCGCTGCCGGCGATTACCCCGGCGGGGCCGGCTGGAGCGCCCATTATCCCGCCGGCGATCCCGCCGCCCATCACCACCGGCGAGGCGCCAAGGCCATAACCCAGCTGGTTGAGCCAGGTGCGCTCCGTGGGCTGCGGCGGGGCCTCGGGGTCGGGGGTGAAGGCTTGCCCGCTGAAGGTGCGGGCGTAGTTGCGCAACGTATCCCGGAAGCCGGGGGCGAGCCCGCCGAGGAACCCCTCTCCGGTGTCGGCCAGCGGCGCCGGCGGGCCGTTGACCAAGGGCGCCATCGGCATACCGCTCATCGGATCGGTAAAGGCCGGCGGTTCCGCTGTCGCTGTCGGGGCCGGCGGCGTCACCGGGGGCGGCATCGGCGGCCCGAAGATGTCGCCCAGGCTCTCGGCTCCGGGAGCGCCGGTAGTCGGGGTGTAGATCGACGATAGCGGGATTTGCGCGGTCGGTGTCGGATCGAGGTCGAGAACCGGCAGAGTGCCGGGCGACGCTTGTTGTGGTGACGCAGCGGCCGGGGCCGGGTCGAGATCGAGGACTGGCAGCGTGCTCGGCGGGGGCGATGCTGGCGGCGCTACCGGGTCGAGGTCGAGGACCGGCAGGGTGTCGAGCGGCATCAACCGATCCTGCGAGCCAGCGGGATCGGGCCGCCGACATTGGTATAGCTAGGCGCACCCAGGATCGTCGAAGGCGGCTGCGCCGCGGGCTGGCCGGCTTTCACCGCCTGGGCGAAGGCGTCGCCCAACGAGGTGGGGGCGTTGAAACCGCTGGCAGCCCCGAGAGGACCGCTTTGGGTTTGCTGCAGCGCCAGCGACGCCAGCGCGGCCTGGCGGGCGGGGTCGGGCGCCTCGGGTGGCGCCTGCGGCACCGCCAGGCCCGACTTGAACTGCGGGTCGCCGGTGTCGGCGTAGACCGGGGCCGCGTCGCTGCCGCCGCCAAAATCCGGACCAGCGTTCGGCACGGCAACTTTGGTGAGCGCGCCGCCTGGGGTCAGCTGGCGGATCTCGAAGTGCATGTCGTCAGGGTTCTTCCAGGTGCCGCCCCAGGTCATGCCGTATTTGTCGGCCAACGACAGCGCGACATCCCGCGGGATCTTGCCTCGGCCACCGCGGGGGTTCTCGTCCCAGTTCACGTCGATCGCCCGCCCGAAGGCATGCTCGGACGGTGTCTGGGTGCCAGCGATATAGCGCGAGTTGAACCCGCCCGAAGTCTTCGGGTTGAGGGCATACCCGCCAGCTTCCAGGTCGTTCACCAGGCCCTGGAACGCCGCCTGGTGCGCCTTAGCAACCGAGAAGCGCGCCCCGCCAGGGGTGGTGATCGTGACCAACTCGGGGGCTCTCGGGAGAGCGGCCATCGGTCAGCTCCTAGCCCGGGAAGATGTAGCCGCCGCGAACGACGACAGGTTTGCCGCTGATCGTTGCGGGACCGTCCGGTGTGCCGGGGCGTGCCGTGCCAATTGCCCCGGTGGGAGCACCCGCAGCCGGTGCCGCCGGCGCTGCCGGAGCCGCTGCGCCACCCGGTGGTCTGCCGGTGACCAGCGGCGCCGGACCCCGCGGGCCGGGGCCAGCCGGGGCTGCGGGCATAACCGCGTTGCTCAACCGCCGCATCGTGATGGGAGGGACTTGCCCTTCCGCGTAAGGCTTCTTGGTCTTGGGGTCGAGCAGGTCCACCCGGAAGTGCTCTTGCAGCACGCCGTCCTTGTTGGCCACGTTGATCGAGGTCGGTTGCCCAAAGGCACTCAAGGTGCGGGGCTGCTTGAGGTTGATGTAGCCCTCGTCGGCCAGCTGCTGGATCGCCTTATTGGTCGCCGTGATCCGGTTGCCGCGGGTCTCCGGGTCGTAGCGGAAATACTGCTCCGACAGGGCGGTCAGGGCGGCCGAGGCATTGGGTGATGCCGCCGCCAGTTGCAGGTTTTGGTTGGTCTGCGACAGCGGGTACTCGCTGGTCGGCACCGGCATGTGCGTCTGCAGCTGCTGGTTGATCAGCGCCTGGTTCTTGAAGTTCTCGTTGGCATCGGTCGGCTTCACTGCCGTCGATGCGCCAAACGCCAGCACGCTCTCGCGGATCTTCTGGGCTTGATCCGGCGGCACGTTGGCCGAGGCATAGGCCGCCAGCCCGGCCCACTCCTCCGGGCTCTTGGGAACGTCCCACCAGCCGTTCTGCCGGGCTTCTTCGATCGTGCCGGGGATCAGGACGGTCGGGTTTTTCGGGTCGATAAAGCTCTTGGTCGCGCCCAGCTGGGTCTGCCGGATGTCCTCGGTGCCCGCCTGATAGGTCGGCATGCCCGGCTGCGGTGGCTGCCCGGGCGCCCCAGGCACCGGTTGCTGCGCCCGGAACGCCGGCTGGCTGTAAGCGGTGGTCCCGGGACCACCGGGCTGCACCAAGACAGGCGCCACCCCTGCGGTGACCGCGTTCGGGTTGTAGCTAGGAGTGCCACCCGGGCCTTGCAGCTGTGCCAGCGGCACCCGTGTGATCTGCGTCGGGTCGTTCGGGGCGACGATGTCCTGCAGCGCCATCCCGGTGCGCTGGGTCGCGCCAGCCTCGGTCATCCCGGTGCGTTGGGTTTGCCCGGCCTGTTCCATCGCGGTGCGCTGAGTTGCACCGGCCTGGGTTTGAGCGCCAACCGCGAGGTTCCCCTCGTTGGTCAGGGTCTGCACCCGCATCTGTGGCGCGCCATAGAAGGCGGCCATCTGTTCGGCCAGCGGCAAGGCGATCTGGCCGTTCTTGACCATGTTCCCCAGCGTGCCGCGGGCAGTGGCATAAGCCGCCTCGGGGGTCGCCCCGGCGGCGATCTGCAAGGCGATCAGCTGCCCCATGTTGAACGCCGCCGGCGCCGGGGTGCCGTCCGCTGCCGCCGGCCCGGCCATGATCACCCCGCCGCCGCCGGCCGAGGTGACGCTGCCGGGGTGCAACGTCGCCGGGCTGTTTGACGGGGTGGTGCCGTTGGACGCAGTGGTGGTCGGTGCCGGGGGCGAGCCCGGCGTCGGCGGCGCCATCGGCGGCAAGGTGCCCGACTGCGCGTTGTTCTCTACCCCGGCGACCACGCCGTTGGCGACAGCTTGCGGCGGCATCGCCGTGACAGCGGCGCCCAAACCGGTGGGCGCTGGTCCTGGCGCCGGTTGCGAGTTCGGGTCCACCATGATCTGCGTGCCGCCGAAACCGGGCTGGTAGGTCGGGTTCGGCACCCGGCCAAACTGCATGCCCAACGCGGTGTGCCCGGCCGCCATCTGGTCCTGCAGCTTGGCGGCGTCGAGCTGCGCTTTGCGCGCCTCGGACCCGTAGTAATAGGCGTGCGCCTGCTTGCTCGGGTCGGGGAAGAGCGACTGGCTCAAGGTCTTGAGGTTCTGGTCCCAGTCTTCGTAACCGGTCTTCATGCGCCGAACCCCTTATGTGATCGCTAGAGGCGCGCCGCCGGCCCGGATCGAGGCGTCTGCCGCGTTCCCTAAGATCGGGCCTTGGCTGCCGAAAGTCCCACCGGTGCCGAAGATCCCGGAGAGGGGGCTACCGCCGCCGTAATACTGGCCGGCGCCGTAGAGCCCCAGTTGCCCGACGCCCTGGATGACCTTCCCCTGGCTCGCCTGGGCTTCCAGGTTGGCCGAGGTCTGCGCCAGCTTGTTCTTGGTGATCTGATCGGCGTTGGCTTGCTGCAGGTTCGCAAGGCTGGTGGCGTTGCCGTAACTCAAGCCCGCCGCGTCGAGCGCGTTCTGGCCGCGCGACTGCAAGAGAAGGTCCTGCGCCTGGCCTTCCCCGGTGGCCGCCTGATAGCCCACCTTGCTCGGCAACAGCCGGGTGGCGCTGCCCGATTTCAGGAGCTCTTCCGCGTGCTGCGCCGGCATGATGCCGTACTTGGCGTCGGCGATCGCCAGGTTGATCGCGTTCGTGGGCGCCGCGTAGGACCCGGCGCGGGCGATCCGGCTGCCATAATCGCGGATATTGGTGGCGGCCTCCGCGGTGCGCCGGGCCAAGGCGCCTCGGTTGACCGGATCGCTCCCGACCGCGTCGGGGCTGGTGGCGTCCGGGCTCGGCGGCAGGTTCTCTTTCAGGAAGGCGGCGGCTTGGGCTTGCCGCTGGGCCTGCGCCTGGTCAAGCGCCTGCGGCCCGGTCTGGGTCAGCAGATCTTGCGCTGCAACATCGCCCACCCCGCGCAGGCGCTCGGCTTGGGCGTTCTGGGCGTTGATCGTGTCCTGGTAGTCCTGCAGCGACTTCATCTGCGCGTCGCGCATCGACATCGCGGCCTGGTTGCGGGCCTGGATCGTTTCCTGGCTGGCCGCGGTTTGCGCTGCGGTCTGGGCTACCCCGGCCTGCATGCGCTGGGTGAAACCCTGGTTCTGCGCCAGCTGGGTTTGCTGGTTGGCTTGGGCGATCGCCTGCGCCTGCTTTTGCTGCGCCTGGGCGCCCATGTAGGTGCCGGCCAGCGAGGCGGCGGTGCCGACCGCGGTGGCGATGCCCGCCGAGATTGGATCGCACATCGGACCTACCTCGTGCTGCTTCTATTGGGGTCGGTCCCGGAAAGCCCCTTCTGGAACTGCCCCATGATCTGCCCCGACTGCAGACCGCCGAGGAAGTT